AACTTGGTGGTGGCAGCGCGGCAGTAACACAACAACCAAACACACCAGGAGCAGTTCTTTCACTAGGGGGAAGACTATAAATGGCAACATACGCTAATCGCACCGATTTGCAAAACCCAACAAAAAAACTGGCGGTAACAGCAGCCACAGGACAAACCTATGGTGAAGCTGGCGCACAACGTGCAGCACAACAAGCCGTACCAATGGGAACACCACAAGCACCACAAGCACCATCAGTAACACCAGGTTCGCTTGGACCATTGGACCGACCAACAGAACGACCATTAGAACCAGTCACCGCAGGCAACCCACTTGGTGCAGGTCCAGGTGCAGACGCACTTGTTCCACCAATGCCAGCAGATTACACAATTGGTTCACGACAAGACCTCATCGACCAAGTGCGCTATGTGTATTCAAAATATCCGAACAGCGCAGTATTTCAACTTTTGCTTGACCTAGAAAACCAGCAGATTAAATGAAAAAAACTGTTCAACAAATTGAAGCTGAAGCACGTCAACGCGCATTTTTAAAACAACGCCAAGAGCAATTCGTAAATCAATTCACAGAAAATGATTCGTATCGTTTAGCGAACTTTGCTGCTGGCGGAGCATACACAGACCCAGAAATCACAGCAACACTAGGTTTGTCAAAAATCAACATTGACCCATCTACCGTTCACCAAGCAGTATTTGACCAAGCAAAACGACAAGCTGCTGTACTTCAAGACAGAAAATATTTAGCAGCAAACCAAGCACCAGATAAAGAACAAGAGTTGAATTTTGATTTATCTGACCTGCTAACAATGTCTCCACAGGAAATGGCTGCACGCCACGACCATCAACCATCATGGTATGACAAAGTTGACCCAGACGGATTCTGGAGAAAACTACCTGTCCCATCGCAAGTTTCCCATGCGCGTGACATTCTCAACCTAACAGAACCACAAGCCCTGAAATTTATGTTGTCAATGCCATATGAGGATTTCATGAAAATCCCTGGCATGAAAACAGCAGACAAAGCACAAGACTTAGACCCAACAATTAAACCTGGCGACAAACGCTACGGCGAATGGATTCCAAGCAACTTTGATGCACAAAAAGAATTTGGTGCAAAATTCCAATACTTTAACGATGCTTGGACTGCACGCTCTGGTTATCATGAAATGACAAAAGGCGAAAGATTAAAAGCCAATGTCGGCATGGTTGCAGAAACCGCTGGAAAAATAGTCGCAGCACCATTCAGAGCAGCCTCATATATCACGCCAGACCGTATCGGCTACGGCGGTATTGACATCATGAACTTCACACAAATTGGTGATGTCACAAGACAAGGAATTAAAGGCGCAGGAATTGTATACGAAGGCGCACGACAAGTTTATAAAAACATGGCTGACTTTTATGCAACACATCCAAACATGATTCCAGTTGCATCAGATTCTGGATACTTTTTACCAGACGAAAGAACACCAGAACAAATCGAAAAAGACAAAACAGACTTTTTCAACCTGATGGTTCATGGAAACGTCATTACTCAAATCGCAAAACAAATAAAAACCAACCATGACAAAGTAAATATCGGCGGCGGATTCTTCCCAGAAGGAACAGCACTAGAAGATGCAATGACCGCCCGCGACAATGCTCTACCAAAAATTAACGGTAAAAGCTATACGCAAGGAAATGACATTGTAAACCGACTTGTCAAAGAAGGTTATATTGACAAAGACGGATACTGGGCAACATTTATTTCAGGAGCATGGGATGCTGCAACAACGGTTGTAACAGACCCAACAATGATTGGGTTGGACCCTGTTGCTGGAGTAATGAAAAAATTCGGGGTAAACCGTGTTACCGCAGGAAGCATTGTTGACGCTCGACTAGCAGAAAAAGTAGAAGCTGGAATCGTAGAACAAGAAAAACTACGAGGATTGCGTAATCCTAATCGACCAAGCGTTATTGAGGGATACCTAGTTGGCGAAGTACCAGAAGAAGTAGCCACCGCAACTCGCGCTCTTCCACCAGGAACAGTTCTTACCCCTGAAGCCGAAGCAGCAACAGACGCAGCAGCACTAGAAATCCTTGGACGACACACCCCAGACAACATTCACGAAGCATTACCAATTGTTTACAAAGAAGACCAAACACTTCCAGAAATTCGCAAACGAAATTTTGGTGTAACCACACTCCCAGGTGGTAGGCAAGTAGCCAATATCTATGCAATTGAAGCAATGCCATACACCGCAGACGGTGTTAAAACACTTCAAACATTAGCTTCATTTGAAAACGCTGGCGCACTATTTGATGGCATGCTTGGCAATATCCCTCCAGGATTAGCCGTACAAATTCAAGATTATGTTCTAGAAATGAAACGGTTACGCAACCCAGTAGACATTCACGAAATCCATCGAATGGTTATGGATGGCTGGAAAAACGGCGACCCAATGTACAACACAGGAATGTGGGTGCCATCAGTTCGCGCACAAACATTTAATCAAACAGGTACAGCAATTGCACAAGCATTTTCTGGCGCAACTCGACAACTTGCATCAATGCCGAATTCATTATTCTTCTCGTTTGAAGACCCAATCAGTTCGCTAAAAGACATGAACCGTTTAATGACGGTATTAAATGTTCCTGTAGCACAACGTCATTCAATGCTTTCACGAGCAATGAACGCTGTAGTAAAAGAAGGTCCAAAAGCTAGATTTGAATTAGCTAACGAATTCATGTATACCGTTATGTCACCAGCTTTGCGCAATGCAGGCGCACCAGAAGAATGGATACGAGCAGTATCAAAATACGCAAAATGGGATAATGGTCTACACCGACGCATAATCGACGGCATCGGTCGCGGCTATCCGCTGTACATGCTTGAAGACGGAACTGGCGACGTAATCAGAACTATTGATGCGATGAATACTGGATTCTTGATGATTTCTCCAGAAAACCTTAAACAAGCAATTAAAGAAACCACAAGATTTTGGAAACTCATTGCACCGTTCCGCGGACCAGATAGAAAAATATTGTCCAAACTTGACGTGCTTTATGGTGAAATGACTCGCGCAGAGAAAGCTGGCGACGAAATTGCTGCGCTAAGTGCGAAACAAGAAATTGCAAAACTTGAAGCAAAACATGGTACCCGAGCTGAATTGTCTAAAGCTGCACAAACCTACCAAATGACAAAAACAAATAAAGCAATTAATGATTTGCTTACAAAAGACGTGTTTGCTTATTTGCAAAAAATTCAAACAAAACTTTTAAAACCGATTGCTCTTGGTGCGCCAATCCCAATCCACCTAACCTCAAAAGTAGTCACCGAAAACATGGCTCGTATTGCCGTTGAAGGCAATTTAAGTGTTGAATCATTAAAAATGCTTGGTGCATTTGGGCATGTTAACTACACAACTCACGGTGAAATGATTCTTTCCAGCAAAGAAATCTTAAAACTTAATGTTCAAAAACGATTACTCGATGACCTGTATGTTGAATTGGGTTCAGTAACTAGAGCGGGAGATACTGTCAAGCAAACTCGTTTACAAAATCTAATTAACGATATTGAAAAAGAATACGGTTCAATTGAACAAATAAAAAGAAACATTCAGGTTTATCTAGATAGGCAAGAAACAATTCTTCCTGGCATGAACCGAAAACTCGGTGAAACGGTAGAAGGTATTACTTACAGAGAACGAACATCCGACCCTAGAATGGTTCGTTTTGAACAAGCAAATTTTGGCGAACATGTATATCAAGACACCCCAGACAAATGGGTTCCTGCAACAGCCCAAGACATTGTCAGGATGTCTGCTACGCCTGCATACCAGGAAATTGCTAAAGCATTATTAACAAATACACAAGCTGTCGTTGATATTGTTGACAGATTTTTGACTGGTGACTTAAAAGAAATTTGGGACGATGTAGTTAAAAGCATTGGCAATGTCAGAAGTTCTACACCATTAACGAATAAGCAAGTTGCAACAGATTTGATAAGGGTATATACCGAAGACATTCTTACTAGAACAGCAAAAGACCGTTCACTTATTGGTGCTATTGCTACAGGGAAATTGGGTGACACGGCAATCAGAGTAGAAAATGCTTGGAATCTTTACGATTCATCTGAAGAATTAAAAGCCTTTATTAAAAGAAATTTGCTTGGAAATCCAGATGCTGACGTACCAGCTTTACATTTTCCAACAACTGTTTCACCACAGGTTGTAGAAGACGGAAAACTGTTCACAAAAATGTATAACTTTTACCGTAATGCTGACGCTAAATGGGCAAGAAACCCATTGTCAGATTATGAAAAATGGAAATTTGTCGTTGATGCAATGCCAACAATGGACCCTAAAGAAGCATTAAAAATGATTGAGGGTCTGGAAAAAAGTTATGCCGCAGAGCCAACAAGTGCTTTGAAATGGTTAATTAGAGATTTGCGCGAACGCTTGCCGTTAGCTGAAGGAACAATAACTCGTAAACAAATGGAAATTAATGCTTCTATCCATGGTCAATTACAACAAGATAGATTGCTTTTTAACCAATCGGACAGGTCATATTTCGGCTCAAAACACTCTCTGTTCTTTGGGTTCTTTGATGCTTGGTTTGAACAATGGGCAGTATGGACACGCCTAATTACCAATAACCCAGCACTTGTACAAAAAGGTTCGGTAGTTAAAAAAGGTCTATTAAGTGCGCAACTCCCAGACTGGGCTGGAGGAGCAGCAAATAACGGTGTAGTGGTCAAGGACGAAGACACTGGTCAAATGATGGTCAGCTTCGGATTCTCAAATAGGGCATTTGACTATTTTGGTTTGAACGCTGAAACCAGAATGAGTACAAAAGGAATGACTCTTATCGGTCAAACTGGACCAGGTTCATTTGGTTGGGGCGGACTGATGCTTGATTCACTTGCACCGAACTTTGAAATAGTCGACAGTATTAGAAAACAGTTCCAACCGTTTGGAAATCCAACGGCATCTGGAGAAATTGGAAAATACCTTGTTCCATCATGGGCGCAAGCAGTTGCAAGTGGTTTAAGTCAAGCATTGCAACAAACCAGTTTTACAAGAAAAATTGATTTATTTGACAACATCGCCGCATTAGCTGCAACAGAACAAAGCGACACGATGATGCAAATGAACATTCATAATGTCATGGAAAATATGGCAGCAAATTCTCCGTATATCCCAGTGACAGAAGCAGAACGTAAACAGCGTTTAGCTGAAGCTTACGCAAAAGGTTCATGGCTTACAACAATTAACGGACTGTTTAAAGCATTGCTTCCAGGTCCAACAATGACAAAATTCTATGTTGATACCCAGTCTGGTCCAGTTACCAAGGGTGCTGTCATGGATGATTTGCGTGCCATAACAGACGAAGCCGTTAAAAACGGCGAAGGTTACAACGTAGGTGTAAGCAAGTTCTTGGACAAATATGGTCCTGGCGCGTTTATCTTCTTGTCTGGTGCTAGAGAATATATACCTGGCATGCAATCAACAAAAGAATTTGCTGAATGGGACAAAAAAAACTCATCACTCATAAGCAACTATCCGCTCATTGCTGGTTACATGGGACCGCAAGATGGCGAATTTGATATTAACGCTTACATATCCCAAAGTTCATCTGGTTCCAAGAACATCAGAGAAATTGAAGCAAGGCAAGATAACTCTTTGCGGAGTCTTGCGTGGATGCTTTATAACCAACGGAAAAATAGCATTGTTCAAAAGGGTGTTGAACTTGGTTTGACCCCACAGCAAGTTCAAACTACAGACGCATACAAAAATGGCATGCGTGAAAAGTCTGCTGAACTTAAAAAACTGTATCCAATGTGGGACCCACAGGCTACCGCTGGTAAGTATGAGGAAGAATGGAATAACCAAGCCCGTCAAATCGAATTGATGGTTGAAGATAAGAACGTTTTAAAACTTGACGCTGGAAAAGCATTGAAAGAATACTGGGATTATAGAAACGAACGATTGGGCATAGCGTTTGCTGATGCACCTGAGATGGATAACGAGGTATGGAAAACATCGCCACGCGCTGAAGGACTTAGGACAAAATTGTTTAATAAAGGTTTGGACCTGATTAAGAAGTATCCAGAGTTTTCGGCTCTTTGGGATAGAGTTTTGTCACAAGAATTTGAAATGCCTCAACTAGCAGGAGATATGTAATGGTAATGAAACCACGAGAAACTGGCAGCGGGTCTACTGGCACCCCGAATACTATCCCTGGTTCAGATAATCCAGATTCGGGTAAAGATAATGATTCTGGCATTTCCAATGGTTACGACATTGGAGGTCCAGCAGGCGGCATCAAACTTAATTGGTCACCACCTGCAGCATCCAACTTTGGTGACCCAAACACCCCATACCAGTGGAAAAATAATGACTGGCAAATCATAAACACATTAACCGCCAATGATGTAATACAAGTTCAGAATTTATTGCAAAAAGGTATGCCAGGTTTTACCCCAGGAGTAGTCGGTTCCCGCTACGACACCAAGACTGTTTCTAAATTAAAAGAAGCTATTGGGCTTTTTAACGCATTACAGCAAGACCCTACTAGCGGTATTCGTGGCAAGAACTTTATGCAATCATTAGAGTTTCTGGCTGCAAACCCAGTAATCACTGGTGCTGGTGGCGGTGGTGCTAGAACCGTAAGCCTTCGTGACCCAAATACTTTGAAGAAAGCCTTCGAGGGTGGCGCACAAACAGCGTTGGGTCGCACCCTCTCGCCAGAAGAAATGAACCAGCTAGTTAAATCATTCAACCAACTTGACACTAACTATCAACGTGCTGCTTCGGGTGGTGGGATTATTGTTCAGCCTCCAGATGCTGGCGTGTATGCAGAAAAGCAAGCAGAAAAACTTGCTCCTGTCGAAGCCGAAGCATATGACTATTCCTCATATATTGGCGCACTATCTGACTGGATGCAAGGATAACCATGGCAACTGACACCACAACCAAAGAAGAAAAAGTACCAGTAAAAGGCACACCAGCCTGGTTCCAATATGCCAAAGAACAGTATGGATGGGTGGCAGACCTATACCAATCTGTTGGCGAACTACAGACAATCATTGACCAAGCCGTAAAACAGAAATGGACTAAAGACCGTTTTCTCAATGCTGTTCAGTCAACTCAATGGGCGCAAACAAAAGACGCTAAAGAACGTGCGTTTATTGAAAAGCAAAACAGTGACCCAACCACGCTTGCTAACGACATCAACGCCAAACAGTTCGAAATCGAAACCTATATTGGCAAGCAAGGCTATTCGCTAGATACGACAGCTCTCAAAAACCTTGCAACACAAGCCATTAAATACGGTTGGGATACCAATGAAACTGCACGTTATGTTGGTGCTGAGGTTGCTAAAACTGGTAAAACTCCTGGTGGTGTAGCAGGTGAAGCAGCCACTAAAGGTCTAGACGCTGCAAGTGTCCGCCAATATGCAATCGATTACGGTTTAAAACTAGACGATGCAACAGTTAACGCATATGCACAGAACCTGATTATGAAGACCATGACCCCTGAGCAGGTTAAAGAGATGATGCGTCGCGACGCAGAGAACCTGTATCCTGCGCTGAAGGGACAGTTGGATGCTGGTCGTACTGTGGCGCAAGCAACAGCAACCTATCGTGCTATTGCAGCAAGCGTACTCAACATTGACCCGTACACGGTTGACTTTACGGATGCCAACAAGTGGGGGCGTTTGCTTTCATACCAAGACCCGAACACGAATGAGACTCGTTTGATGAATGGTACGGAGTGGGGTAAGTTCTTGCGTACGCTTCCTGAGTGGCAGGTAACTGATGAAGCTAAAACGCTTTATCGTGATGTGGCTTCTACAATTACTAGAGGATTTGGAGTGGTACGAGGATGAGCAACATATTTGGTGTACAAGAACGAATGGCTGACATGGGTGGGGTTGGTCCGACACAGGCTGAACTTCAACAACAGTCAAATGCTCTTTATGATTTTCGTAATAGTTTTTTGGTAGAACAACCACCAGTAGGTCCAGAAATCCCTACGCAGACATACACGCCAGTAACACCATCGACCCCAACTGTGTTGCCTGTTGGCAATGCTGCATCAGACGAACTCAAAGCAGTACTTCGCCGCTACGGTCTTGAAGGACTATTCGAATCTTTGAATCAGGCTGTTATGGCTGACACCACACTCGTGCGTAACGCTGATGCTTTGTTTGGTTCTATCCGTGAAACACCAATTTATAAAGAACGGTTCAAGGGTAATGCTGAGCGTGTGAAGAAAGGTTTGCCTGAACTTTCTGAAGCTGAGTACATCAACCAGGAATTGTCATACAAAACAAACTTGAAGAACCTTGGCATGCCAAAAGGTTTCTACGACACCCAAGAAGCCTTCGCCAACTTCATTGCAAACGACATCTCCCCAGTCGAACTAGCCCAAAGAATACAACAAGGGTATAACGCAGTAACCCAAGCCAGCCCAGAAGTAGTCACCCAACTAAAGCGAATGGTCCCAGACCTCACCGACGGTGACATCGCCGCCTACTTCCTAGACCCAGTTAAATCAGGTCAGGAAATCGAACGCAAAGCCCGTGCCGCACAAATCGCCGCAGCAGGTGTAACCCAGGGTGGCATACAAATCACAACCGCACAAGCAGAACAATTAGCCCGACAAGGTGTAACCGCAGAACAAGCACAACAAGGCTTCACCCAAATCGGACAACAACAAGAACTATTCCAAACAAACCTCCTAGGTGAACAAGCACTCACCCAAGAAGAAATGGTTTCAGGAGTACTCACCAACGAACAAGCCGCAGCACAACGAATCGCACGACGACGACGAGGACGCACCGCAGCATTTGAAACAGGCGGCGGATTCGCAGGACAAGGCGGACAACAGACAGGACTCACCACAGTCGGCATGTAATGTGTTATAGTTCGTAATACCTTCACGGGCAACCCCCGAACCGTGCGGAGCAATAGGGGTGACAAATCAACAGCAGCCATCACTACCCTCCAGAGTGATGTGGGCAAAAGGAGAGTGCCATATGTCAGATATTGACAACTACGACAGCGAAGACCAGATGGAAGAAAACCGAAACCCAGTACGGGCAAGGATGAAACAGCTGGAAAAAGAAAACGCAGAAGCCAAACGGCTACTCGCGGAAGCTGAAGCAGCCAAACGAGAACTAGCATTTGTGAAAGCAGGCATCGACCTGAGCGCACCAGTGACAAAGTATTTCGTCAAAGGCTACGACGGCGAACTTTCTCCAGAAGCCATCAGACAAGCTGCAGTGGAAGCACAATTGATTAGTCCCCCAGAACCAAGCCCATTAGTGGAAGAAGCACAAGCTTGGAACCGAACAGCAAAAATTGCTGCAGGTTCACAAACCGCTCAACCACCAATCGACTGGAACCGCAGACTACAAGAAGCGCGGAATCCACAAGAAGTAGACGCAATTTTGGCAGAGGCACGAATAGCACTAGGAAATTCATAAACCTCTAAACCAAAGGAAAAATTAAAATGGCAGGCGAAACCCAACTCTCGTCACTGTCCGTAGACCAGGTAGCGTTTGACCGTCTCGCGTATTTCGCGTTGCGTTCAGAACTCTTGTTCGACCAGGCAGCTGACGTACAACCAGTAGCACAGGCAATGCCAGGAACTGGCGTAACATTCACCATCTTCAGCGACATTGCAGCAGCAACGTCAACGTTGAACGAAGTTACCGACGTAACCCCAACCGCATTGTCCGACAGCCAAGTAACCGTAACCCTCAACGAATACGGTAACGCAGTAGTAACCACCGCCAAGTTGCGTGGAACAGCGTTCTTGGATGTTGACTCAGCAGCAGCAAACATCATCGGTTACAACGCAGGTGACTCAATGGACCAAGTAGTCCGTGACGTTCTTGCTGGCGGAACCAACGTTGTTTATGCAGGTGGCGGTTCAACAACCCCAACCAGTCGTGTAACGGTACAGGCAGAAGACGTAATCGAAGCCAACGACGTACGCAAGGTAGTTGCACAACTCCGTGCAGCAAACGTTGCAACGTTCAACGGCTCATACATGGGATTCATTCACCCAGACGTATCGTACGACTTCCGTTCAGCAACCGACGCAGCAGCATGGCGTACCCCTGCGAACTACGTTGACCCAACGGGAATCTACAACGGCGAAATCGGCTTGTTCGAATCCGTACGTTTCATCGAAACCCCACGAGCCAAGGTATGGACTGACGCATCGAACGGAACCAGCACCACAGGTGCAGTTGACGTTTATGCTACGCACATCATGGGTCGTCAGGCTCTTGCTAAGGCGTTCAGCTCACAGGACGGCAACGGTGCAGTACCGAAGATTGTCCGCGGCAACGTAACCGACCTCCTCATGCGCTTGCAGCCATTGGGTTGGTACTGGTTGGGTGGCTACGGTCGATTCCGCGAAGCATCATTGCGTCGCATTGAATCGTCTTCATCGATTGCAACCAACGTCTAATTAACTAGACAAGGCTTTAGCCCCCTGCTTCGGCGGGGGGCTTTTGCTTTTGGTATAGTCTTATGACACGAAAGGTTTACAATGTCGATTTCTAACTACGCTGAACTAGCATTACTTGACACGTTGCGCGGGACATCGTATTCCGCTGCTGGCACATACCTGAAGTTGCACACTGGCGACCCTGGTGAAGCTGGTACGTCTAATGCAGCAACGGAAACTACCCGTAAGTCTGTGTCGTTTTCTGCGGCTTCGTCTGGTTCTATGAGTTCTTCTGCAACGGTTGAGTGGACGAATGTGGCTGCAACTGAAACTTATTCTCATTGGTCGTTATGGGATGCCAGCACTTCGGGGAACTGTTTGTGGACTGGCGCGTTGGCTTCATCTGCTGCGGTTACTGCTGGCGACACTTTCCAAATTACGTCGCTTACGTTGACGCTGGACTAGGAAGGTAGCCCCTAGTGGCAACAGGCTTTCCTACTTCGCTTGACACGCTAACGAATCCGACTAGTTCTGATTCGCTTACTAGTCCTTCTCATGCTGACCAACACGCAAATGCTAACGATGCTATTGAGGCGTTGCAGGCTAAGGTTGGTGTGAATGGGTCGTCGGTGACGACTAGTTTGGATTACAAGATTTCACAAGCGTTGTCAGCTACTTCGTTGATGGCGATAGTTACTATGGATATTGGAGCGTAATATGGCTGTTGGTGATAGGAACGAATCTCGTTTGGGTGGACCTACACAGTTGGGTACTACGACTACAACTATTTGTACTGCTGCGACTGGGTATGCGGAGATTATCAAGCAGGTTGTTATTTGTAACACGGACACGGTTGACCGTACTGTGACTTTGGCGATTGGTTCTGCGGCTACTGCGTCTAATCGTTTGTTTTCTAATTTGCCGATTGGAGCGAATGATGTGATGGTGTGGGATACGGCGTTGGTGTTGGCTGCTGGTGAGACTTTGCAGGGTTTGTCTGATACTGCGTCGAAGGTGACTGTTACGGTTGTGGGTTGGGAGAAGCAGACTGCGTAATGGGTTTGGATAACGGTTTTGGTGCGGGTATCGGTAGTTTGAAGCCAGGGGTTTGCACTAGTACTACTCGCCCTTCTTCTCCATATATTGGTCAAATGATTTTTGAAACCGATACAAATTATACAAAAGTTTATACCTCTAGTGGTTGGTCTGTTGGGACACGTCAAACAACTTCATTTGTTGCAACTTATTTAATTGTTGCTGGTGGAGGTGGCGGTGGCGGTGGTAACGGCGGAGGTGGTGGAGGCGCAGGTGGTTATTTAACAGCAACTACAACTCTTACTTCTGGAACATATACCGTTACAGTTGGAGCATCTGGGACTGGTGGTTCTGGGTCAACAAATAGTTCTGGAACCGCTGGAAGCAATTCAATTTTTGGAACTATTACTGCAACAGGTGGTGGTTATGGAGGAGCAGGAAACAATGCTTCACTTTCTCTACCAGGTGGCGCAGGTGGCTCTGGCGGTGGAGGTGGTGGACGTGGTTCGCAAGCAGGCGGTTCAGGAACCGCTGGACAAGGTTACGCAGGTGGCACATCTCAAAGTGGTGATACAGGAAGCACAAGCAAAGGAGGCGGAGGCGGAGGTGCTAGTGCCGTAGGTGCTGGACCAACATCAGTTGGTGGTGTTGGAGGAGCGGGAAGTGCATCTTCTATTTCTGGTTCTTCCGTTTACTACGCAGGAGGTGGCGGTGGCGGTGGTGATGGACTCAACTACACAGGTGGCGCAGGTGGCGCAGGTGGTGGCGGTCGAGGCGGTAACGCTGACACTGGTGTAGCAGGGACAGCAAATACTGGTGGTGGAGGTGGTGGCGGTTCATATACTTCTACATCTCAAACTTCAGGTGGCAATGGTGGTTCAGGGATTGTAATTATTCGCTACCTAACCGCTGATGGTGCTGGCAAGACTATTTCTGGTGGAACAATAACAACATCAGGAACAGATACAATTCATACATTTACTAGTTCAGGAAGTTTGGTAATCGCATAATGGCACATTTCGCACAAATCATTGGAGACAAAGTAACCCAAGTAATCGTCGTATCAAACGATGACTGCGCGGGTGGAACATTCCCAGAATCGGAACCAGCTGGTCAAGCATTTATTGCCTCACTTGGCTTGGGTGGTGAATGGAAACAAACCTCATACAACGCGAACTTCCGTGGTGTGTATGCGGGTATTGGTTATGACTTTGACCGTGTGAACGATGTGTTCGTTGCACCTGTTGTCGAAGAAGTGGTTGTCCCTGAGTGACAATTTCCGCAACTACACAAGGTTTGAAACCTGGAGTCTGTACCTCAGCTAATCGTCCTGCCAACCCTTATGTTGGGCAAATGATTTTTGAAACCGATACTGGTTATCAAAAAATTTGGCTTGGTTCTACTTGGTCTGGCGGATATTTGCATTCTTTTAAGTTGGATATTGAATATGTTGTAATTGCTGGCGGTGGTGGCGGTGGAAGCGGGTATGGTGCGGGTGGTGGTGGTGGTGGTTACCGTTCATCTGTAGTCGGAGAAAATAGTGGTGGTGGTGCATCGGCGGAATCGATGTTTTCTTTAGCCGTTGGAACCTACACGGTGACTGTTGGTGCTGGTGGAGCGATGAATGTTAACGGTAGCGATTCAGTGTTTTATACCGTCACTTCCGCTGGTGGTGGTGCTGGTGGTGCAGGAGAAGATAGCGGAAATAACGGTGGTTCAGGCGGTGGTGCTGGTGGTACTGGAGACTCT